AAGTGCGAGGATTCCAGGAAGAATTGGATGACGCGACGGAGATATAGGTTCCACATTCACATTGCTTCTTCTTCTGATAATGAACATACGGTTTTTTTTTCGTTGGAATCATACCCTGTATGCCTCCTTATTCCAATTATGAACCACCCACTCGCCACAATTGTGACATATTACCCAGGGCGACTTCGAATTATTCTTTTCACAGATTACACATATTCTATTTTCTCTGAAAGACTTCATGCTTCTTCCTCCAGACGAATTAAAAGTGCAAACATTGCATTCATTGTTCGAACATAATCCATATCTCCAACCTGCATTGCATAACCCAGGTGTTGTCGGTGCAATTTCTGGAGAGCTCTCCTGGCTGCTCTGATTTCGGTACTCATTCTTTCACATCCAGGCGCGTTTGTGCTGCATCTATGAGGCAATAGGCGCATTCGTAGCCTTCTTTCATTCTTTCAGTGCATACGGGACAACTAATCCAGACCACTTTTTTCATCTGGAGTGAGTTTTGCATGTCTTTTAGAATCAAATTGTTGACGTAATGGCTCCTCTTACCCATCTTATCAGCCAGAAACTGCGCGCATTCAAAGTCAATCGTCACTGTTATTGCCGTCTTCATAACCAATCCGAAGCCGTTTCTCCTTATTAATTATACTATTATGTCAAAAAAGAGGGGCCCCTCTGCGATTCAAGCCTATTTCGGGGGAAAATGACTGGGTTCAACGGCGTTTCCGCGGTCGGCAGTGTGCTGACGGCCAGGTTGGTTGAATAAAAGTCTGATGTTCGCTTCGCTCAAAGGATAGGGGTTCAGCACTGACGGTTTCATTTATACACCGGCTTTGAGTCGGGGAGGACATGGCAGCAGCGTACAAGATTACCAGCGACCCATTCTTTGTGAATGGTAATGTGACACAAACCGTACTGAATACTTTCGAGCAATTGGAGATTTCGCTGCCTTTGGATAGTCTCCAACAAGAGGGGATCTTAGTCCACGCTGTTTATTGGACCTCAACAGAACCGGAGTCCGTAGCTGGATTGTCTAGTAAAGTCGACATGCAAATCTCATCTACTAGTAAGGCTGGAATTGTTTCCGCTAATGATGCTAACCTGGTATCTCGAAGAGAAGTAGTCATCACCGGTGGCGCTGCTGAGTTCAGTGGCCCCCATGTCAATGACTTCATCGGATCCGAAGCGCCATACCAAATCGCAGACAATCTCATGTTGATTGCAACCGATAACATATTTTTAGGTTTGAATGCTTCAAATCAAGCCGCATCTCTTCATCAGTGCTTCTTCCGTATGGTCTGCTCAAGAATTAAGCTTACCAGCTCGGCATATGCAGCAATGGTCACTAATGAGCTATCAGCCTGAGCAGGTGATTAACCTGGTCAAGATACACGGCAATTGGTGCGGACCTAATTGGACAGGCGGTAAAAACGTCCCAGCATCCGAGTATAGAGGTTCGTGGACCTATCCAGCCATTAGCAAACTCGATAGGGCCTGTAGAACGCACGATAAAGAGTGTGCATCCAGGGGCGACAAAGGATGTTGTGCCAGGGACGATGCTAAATTAGTTCGAAAAGCATTGAAAGAATCCCTTAATCCAATCAACATAATCTTTCGACCTGCATATGCAGCTACAGCAGCAGCCGTTGCAAATGGAATTAACCTGGCGTCACTAACAAGGAAGTGCTGAAGATGGCGACTGTCACATTAACTCTTGATGAGTACGAGGCTCTTCGAGCATTGATTGGATCTGAAAGAGAATCCGAAGGCGCGATTGAAGAGGCCCAGGTGGAAGAAAAACCTAAGCGGAAACCAACTGCCTACAATCGAGCATACTCGAAAGCGTTTAGATCGATCCAAAGTAACTACAAACTCAAGAGTGGTTCATGGGCTAAGAATGGTTTCAAGAATTGTTGTAAGGCTGCAAACAAGATGTGTAAATAATGAAGATCGTTTGTCCTAAGTGTGAGAAGTCTTTCAAGACTGCTAAACTATGGTTAATTCACAAGATGAAATGCCTTGTATCAAAAAAGTAAAGAATAACTGAACGTTCTTTCAAAACTTTTTCTCCTGGAGACTCGCATTCGTTCGGCTTAATCGAACACATCTGGCACAAGTGCGAGGATTCCAGGAAGAATTGGATGACGCGACGGAGATATAGGTTCCACATTCACATTGCTTCTTCTTCTG